TCTGGAACTCCGCTACGAGCTTGTAGTTGTAGGTGCCATCGGACATCGAGCCGCCGGTGCCGGCGCCAGTGAGGGCAAACTCACCTTGAGTCTCGAACGGCCCCATCGGGAGATAGAACCCATCGAAGACCCCCAGATAACCGCCGGTGCGCAGTAGAGAGCGGCCGAAGTTTGTCGAGCGTTTCGCGCGCCCGTGAGTTTGGTACCGAACCTCAACCGCCTGCTCGATAATCTGGCCGTCGCTGATCAGACGCATTCGACGACGGCCCCCGAACCCATAGAGACCGGTCGCGTGGTTTGCGATCTCGCTCATCTCGCCAACCGACGCGAGTTCACCAGCGGCGTCTCCGAGGGCCTTTGCGGCCACCGACCAACTGATCGCCGTGGAGCCGGTGCGCAGGTGCTCACCGTTGACAACCAGGTAATAGGTTTCTTGCAGCGACTGAGTGGAGGCGATCGGCAGATAGATGGCCCGATTGTCGTCGAACATCTTCGCCACGATGGTGGCGTGGTAGAGGCTGCGCGGTGGTCTGGTGGAGGCGCCGCTCGATGTCGTGTGGCGCATGCAGAATATGTAGTTCGGGACCCCCCCGGCGGCAGCGTACTCAACAGCGACCTGGGTGAAGGCCGTGCCCTCCCCCCCCCCGGTGATCCGCACGACATTCGCGGTGTCGGTGCTCACGTCGCGCGGACCGAACGACACCGAGACATCGTTCAACCCGCTGGCGCCGATCACGGAGTACCGTGGACGGCTCGAAGAGTTGCTCTGCCACGTAAGGATGTGGCGGCTCTGCGCCGAGACGCGGGCCACCGAGAGAACGTTCTTCGGCTGCTCCGCGTGGAGGGATGCGTCAGCCTGCAGGACGGTACCGTCGACCCGCACTCCTATGTGGTAAATCTCTCCGGCGGCGCCATTGAAGTAGTAAATATCCAGGTAGTCGGATCCAGACCGCCACGCCACATCCCAGAGCGCGGACGTCGGAAGCACCAAGGCCTGGCCCGAGGAGGTCCCGAGCGTCACGGTGTTGAACACCTGCCATTGGATGACGCTACCCGTACTGAATATCCAACCGAGCGACTCGTTCCCGGTCTCCTCAAAAACCACCGGCTTGAATTCGGTGGTGTTGATTTTACTCTGCTCGTACACGACCCGGCCTGTCGCGTCCTCGGTCACCCGCAAATAGGCGGTCCCGAAGTCGGCGGTCAGGTGCCAGACCTTCGTTGTGTAACCGTTCACGGACGCGGTTTGCACCTGGGCCACGTCGGTAGTTCCTTTGGAGATCTTCTCGACAACCGTGCGGGCCGCTGGGGCCCATTGGGTGTTGTTATACGTCTGGTCGTACCCAACGAACTCCAGGCGATCGCTATCGGGGTCATATGTGCCTACAGCACGCTTTGCCGTGCTGTCCCCAGCGTCCCACAGGCCTTCGAGGTAGACGTTTCCCCGGTGCTCCATCGCGGTGTCGAAGAACTCGCCGCGCAGAGATCCGCTCCCATTGTAGAACGGCCCCACTACGACGCCGGCCAGCAGCTTGCGGACCGCCCCATCTTTGTCGAAGTACCCGTTCTCGACGACGGCGTTGAAGCCCTTAGGGAGCAGCTTGTCGACGATCTTGTTATTGACGCCGACGGCCAGAGGGATCTCGATGGGTGGGTGCTTTTTTAGAGCCATCACCACACCACCAATCTGACGGTGACACTCGCGCTACACGCAAGTGGCAGGTGTTTGGAGAGATCCGCGTCCGACGCGGCGACGCGCCACACAATGGCCGGTCCCTGAATGTCTGCGAGGTACCAGCCCCTGATCTTCCTATCGAGACCGTGCGCGACGAGGTTCTCGATCCCCGCAGTGAGGGAGATCCCTTGGTTGTTGCCGGCGTTCTTCTCGATGAACTCTGCCGACAACTGCGGCCGGCGCTCGCCAGCGATCTCGTCGGTGACCGTTCGGATCTGCTGCTGCATCACCTCCAGGTCAAAGGGGGTGACCGCTTCACCAGTTGGCTTGTGCTCTTTGAACTCTGGGATCATCGCCTAGGGCTCCGCGGCAACCACCTGGATGGCCCCAGTGTTGAATCGTGCTTGCAGCTGCGTCTTCCCCCCACCGTCGTCGGCGGCGAACAGGCGGACCTCATTCGTGGGGGAGCCGGCCGGCGCAGTCCTCTCGGCAAACGAGACCGTGTTGTCCTCCATGGCAAACCCGAGCCCCCCGCTGTTCGTGGCCTCGAAGTTCAGCGCGAATAGGCGCTCGGCGAACGTCACCTGCACGGAGACCACGGGGCCCACTGTCACGTCGCCGACAGCCATCACCAGTCCTCGAGGCGGTCGAGTTCCCCGCCCCCGCTGTAGCGTACGTCGACGACGTGCACCGGCTCGTTTGCGTCGCGGTTCTCCGCCGACTCCATCATCGACTTCTCGATTACACTCCGCTCAAACGCGAGATCCTTGATGTCCTGCTCCCCTTTGATCACGCATTTGATCGCGGCGTCGACGACGATCCACCGGCTCCACCCAGAGATCATCCCCGTTGCCAGGAGATCCGCGTCGGCGACCAACACCGTCACCTGTGGCGCGTAGAGGATACGGCCGGTGTACGCCTGGTTGGGTGATGGGGTGAAGACGATGTTCGAGCCCCGCAGCATGTAGCGGAGAGCCTCGATGTCGCGCAGGCCACTGGGGAGGCGCCCAGAGAATCGGTTGCGCTCGGCGTTCCCGTACCTGCGCACTGAGTAGAACTCGTTCTGAGTGCTCCCTGAGATCAGGATATCGACGCCGTTGAGCTTGAAGAAGTCGGCGGGCAGCGCGTATTCGCTGGTGCTCCCCACGATGGCAAGGGCCGCCGTGGTCTCGAAATACGGCTCGTGGATAGCGATGAGCTTCTCGTAGAGCGCCTCGTACGAGTCGTTGATGAAGTCGTCGAGCTGGGTGTTCGGGACAAAGCCACCCGACGGCAGATCCGCGAGCGACAGTACCCGCGCCCGCAGACCTGCCAGGTCGGTTCGAGCCATTGTCCCCTACTCCCTGGTTTCGTGGTCCATCATCGCGATGTCGAACGCCCTGCGGAACGCGGTCATTGCCTCGCGCGGTTTGTTGTCCTGTAGCGCGACGCTCAGATCCGCCATGGCGTTCTCCATGCCCATCTCCTCAACCTCCGGCTCCTCGATGGGGCTCTCCCCACCGGGGCCGCCGATGGCGTTGAGGATCTCGTCGGTGCTCCCGCCGTATGCCATTAGGCTACCGGGGTCGTTCCGTCTTGGAACATGACGTCGAAGCTGATGCGGTTGTCTGCGTCAGCGGCGATGTCGGCCAAGAGCTTCTGGGTGTACTCGAGAAGGGCCGAGTACAGGTAGATGATGTCATTTGCGTGGGCGCCAGGGACGATCCCGATGTTCAGGAACCCGGGGGCCGCCGCGATGTTGGCGTTGGCCAGGGTGACGGCGTACTCGGCGAGCGTCGCCACCGCGAGCGCCGGGGTGTTGCCCCCCATCTCCGTGTCGCCAATACCGTCCCACGCCTGCACGTCGATGACGGCCGCGGTGTCCGTATTGGTCCCCTTCGAGATCATCAGGCGGACGATGACGTCGGACCCAGCGTCTAGATCCGCGGGCTTCGGTACCGGCGGGAACTGGATCTCGTCAACCTCGGTCGCGGCCCAGACGACGCGGAGCGCCTTGTCGGTGGCGGCATTGACGCGAGCGAGGGCCGGGACGCTATCGGACGCGAGGAGCCCGCCGTGCGCCGCGAGATTCTGGATGGCATCGCCCGCAATCTCTCGAGCTGCCGCGACGTCGAGCGGGATCGACATGGTGCTGACCTTCAGCACCGAGATGGCGAGAGTTTTGTTGGCGGCCGAGTAGGCGCCGAACTTGATCTCGTACCCGATCGGAGCAACGAGGCGGATATCCGCAAGCGCGCTCAGCATGTGGGCGTATGGTTGCCGGAACGTGAGCAGGTAGAGGCCGACGCCGGTGCGGGTGACGGAGAAGCCACGGCCCTTCACGGCGGTTGGGGCGCTGGTGCCGGCAGGCGCAAAGCTACCGGAGACAATCTTGACCCCGGCGTTGAAGTGCTTGAGTTCGTACGAAGTGAGTTGAGTCATGGTGGATTACCTATCGCTCATCCTTGGTATCCGTTCTGGAACTAGGGGGGTGGGCGCTTGGATACGAGGGCGCCCACCCCCGACAGACTGGCTAGGTCTGCGAAGATCAGGTGGGGAGAGTGACCCGCACGTTCCGACCGGGTGCCCGACCACCGAGCTGGCCGTAGTAGCCAACACGGAACTCGTCACCATCTGCAGACGACAGACGGAGCAGCTTGTTCCCGTCACGCTGGAGAATGCGCGGGCACTTCTTCAGCGAGTAGAACTTCCAGCACCGCATATCGAGGCCCCATGCGATGTTGGGCTGGCAATCCTGGTCGGCGATGACCTTGATCAGGCCCTTCGGACCCTGCACCTCGTAGGCCGGGAAGTTGACCTCGGCGGTCGCGTGCACCTGCACATACTCCCGCTTCGAGCCCAGGATCTTCCCGAGGTCGCCCCACCGCTCCATCGACATGAAGTAGTGAGTGACCCGCCCACCGTGGCGGCCAGCTCGGACCGCACCGTTGATGAGCGCTTCCTCGATGTTCTCGCCGTTGGTGGTCGAGTCGTATCGAGCACCGCCCAGGCGCACGCTGTCCGCCGTGCGGTCGACGCCGAAGAACGCGGTCGAGGTGACCGAGCTCGGCATCCACGCATCGAGGCCCTTGACCTTGGCGTTGAGGTCGCCGCTGGTGAGCAAGTAGTCACTCGCCGCCAGGTCGGTCATCACGGTGTTCCAGGCTGCGGAGGTCGCGGTCAGGACGCCCGTATCGCGGTCGATACCAGCGAGGATCTCCTGTCCCGTGTCGTACGCTCCGCCGTCCGTGGACGTACCGCGAAGAACCATCCCGACCTCGAAGGCTACGCTGTCCTCGGGGTTGGCAAGGGTGATGACTTGGGCAGAGACCGTCGAGCCCGCCGAGACCTGACCGATGGAGCCAGTCCCGTTGCGGTAGAGGCTCGTCGCCAGCGAACTGGAGATCGCCTCGAACGCGCTGTCGAATTCTGTCGTCGCGGCATCCATGAACGCGTCGGCGTCGTCCTCCGCCGCATCCATGGTCTCCCCGTCGATGGAGGCAACCGCGTAGTCCTTCGCACGAGTGAGGACAAAGTCCTCGATCTGCGTCGGCCCGCTGTTGGTCTGCGCGGTCGCGAATGCCGCCGAGCGGCCCGCGATGTTCCCGTAGATGATCGGGATCGGCAGGTTCTTACCCTTGAACTTCTCGTCCTTCATCAGGAGCGCGAGAAGCGGGTGGTCGTTGTAGGTGAGACGCTCGACCTCGTCGTCCGTGTAGTGGACTTTCAGGGCGGCGTCAAAACTGGTGAGATCCAGCGAGGCCATGTGCAAAGCTCCAAGCGGAGCTGATGTCCGATGGACCTATTCGTCCACAAACACCAGCGTTGCAGCCGAGGTCTTGAGCCGCTCATCGCGGTCCTTGAACGGCTGGACCGCGCGAGGCGGGGCCGTAGCACCTTGGCTGGCTGTCAACGTCTTGCCCGGCTTTGCTTTGGGGGCTTCTGGATCTGGCGTTGGGGCCGCGGGGTCGGTCTCGGGGGGAGGATTCCCACCGTTCTCGGCCCTGGCCTTCAGGATCTCGTCGAAGGTCTCTTTGAAATCTGGCAATTCAGAGAGGTTCTTCACGAGTTCCTGCATCTTCGGAACGTAGTACTTATTGACGACCTTTGCGGCTTCGCCAATTTCAAGGATCTTAGGTTCTCCGAAGGCTTCCTGAGTCCTTTGCGCATGCTGCTGGATGACAGCGAACACCTCGTGCCCAAGGTCCGCATGTCGCAGCATTTCCAAACCGTCTGTAGTGTCGATGTGGGTCTTGATCTCGGCGTTGTACGACTTGTGAGCCGCCTCGGCATCGCGTCGCTGCTTGGCCTTGGCCTCGGTATCCTGGGCCTCGGTCTGTGAGGCTCGCCACTTCTCGAACTCCGCGAGCTTCGTCTGGGTCTCCCGGAGTTCGGCCTCGAGCGGGTTGGTCGGTTTCTCGCCCTGCTCCTTGAGCCATGAGTCGGACCACTCTTGGAGTGACCCGCCTGCGTCGGTCATCACCCCGTAGTCCTTCGAGTCGACGCGCTTCTTCAGTTCCCGGAGCTGCGCGAGCTCATCCTCCGACTCTTTGATCTTCTTGTCTCGAGTCTGTAGATCGCGGCTCTTCCGCATCATGGCCTCGAGCTGCTCGTTGTTCCCCGGTGGGGTGGCGGCGGGCTTCTCGGGCTCGGTGGGGGCTGGTTTGTTGGGGTCTACTGGATCGGCGGGGGCCGCGGGGTCGCCGCTCGGTTTGGCGGCGGCGGGGTCCGGTTTGACCTCCGTCGCCGCGGCCGGGAGCTTGACGCGCTCGGCGAGCAGGTGCGGTTCAATCGGAGTCGCAGGGGCCTCGGCGGGTGCTTGTGCGGGCGTCGTCATCGCTTCTGATTTTGTAGGCTACTTTTCGTCGACTGGCAAGTGCTACGCCGCGACGGCCGGTGCGACCTGTGGTGGCATCCCCTGGGGTGGTCCGGCAGCCGCGGGTGTACCCGGTGCTCCGGGGCCCCCAGGTGCGCCGGCAGAGTCCACCACCGGTGGTGGTGGCGCCGCTGCCTTCATGAGGATCCCGGCGTCGCTCATCCACCTAGTCAGTAGATTGCGGCGGGCCTCCGGGGTGCCGTCGTGCTTCGACCTGAGGTACGAGGCCAGCATCCGCTTCATCCCGATCTGGAGGTTCTGGGTTGAGTCGGGTGGTAAATACACCATGTCGGCAATCAACTGCTCACGATCGAGGTCGTCCATATCCTTCGTTGTGGCCTCCTCCAGCTCCTCGTCCTCGGGCTCGCGGTAGATCATGTCGTCGATCACCTGGTCGATGTCGTCGACCGCCGCAGTGACCAAAGACACCGCGTCCTCGAGATCCGGCATGTCCATGAGCTGCATCCCCTCCTCTTTGGACAGATACCCGGCCTGGATCCACTCGTCGATCTGCGCGTAGCGGGCCGCCGGGGTCTTCGGGAGCATCGAGGTGGGGAAGATGCTCATCTCGTACTGGTTCTCCTCGATGTCGATCTCCGAGAAGAGGATCGTCGAGAGGAACCGGTTGTTCGCGACCTTCACCTGTAGCTCTGGGTGCTTTGTGTAGAGTTCTTGGGCCAGGATCACCACGAGCCGCGCGAGGTCCACGAAAGTATCCTCGTACGACTGCTGCACGACGGCGAAGCGCTCCGAGCCGATATCGTCGTACTCGCGCAGGGCCTTGCCGCTGTTCAACCCGCTCGGCTTCTTGCCCGTAGCGCTCATCTGGTTGACGCCGGTGTTCTCGTAGGCCTGCTGGATCAGGAACCCAATCTGTTCCCGGCGCCCTGGCGTGACGTTGTTGGGATTCATGACGGTCGGGGGTGCCGAGCCCGACGCGTGGGTGAGGACCGCGCCGATCCGGTTGACCCAGTGGCTCTTCGGGATCTTCGCTCCCTCCTCGACGATAATCCTCGAGACTGATAGGTCGAGTTCGCGCTCCATCGCGTCGACGTGCTTGTTGATGCTGACCTGGATCCCGGTGATCTGGTCGACGATGCCCAACCCCGTCATCCCGAGCACGGGCGCCCCGTAGAGGAAGAGCGAGAAGGGGAAGCGGTCGTACTTCCACTCCTCATCGAGGAGTGTGTCGTTGTCGATGGTCATCGCCCGCCGCCCGTCCTTCGCATTGGGCCCGGACGGCAGGTGCCAACTCTCAACGATCTGGATCATGTCCGAGAGGTTGCGGTGGGCGGCGATGCCCGCGCTGGCCTTGGCCTGTGGGGCCATCTTGATCTTGACCGCGTGCTCGTTCTCCGTGCCGTCGTCGTTCATCCCCCAGTCCTGGAGCACGACCTCGCGCGACAGAAACTTCCGCTGGTGGATTTGTTGGGGCATCCCCTCGCTGGCCTCGGAGTCGTCGTAGAGCAGCTCGTCGATGAAGACCCGCTCGATCTTGATCTTCTTCTCCTCCCAGTCGATCCAAGACTTATAGACTCCGGTGCCCGTCATCCCGCCGTCGCGGAACACCACGGGGCCCTGTTTGTAGACCTTGGACTCTTGGAACACGCCGAGCACGAACTTCGAGAGCTTCTTGGCGTGACGCTTCAGGCGGTAGTCGGCGCCGTCGGTCATCACCACGGGCCGCGGCCGCTCCTTGGCGATGTGGGCGGTGGCCGTGTCGACCACAGAGCGACAGACGTTGATGCGGACCCGACCGTTGCGCCGGCCCTGGGTGGTGGCGAACGTCAGCGGCGACAGGCCGAAGACCGGGAGATTACCGTAGAGCCGCACACGCCGGAGGTTGTCCTCATGCTTGTGCATCTGGTGGGAGTCGAGGAACCGCACGGTGTCGAACACGGCCTTGTGGACGTCTTTCTCACGCCCCTGCGCCCTAGACTTCCACCAGTACTCGGGCCTCTGATTGGTTCGTCCCGCCTGCTCGTTGTATCGATAATCACCCACCGGTCACTCCGGACGGGGAGCCCCCTACTCGGGGTAGAGCTCCTCATCGGTAAATCCGGTGCTCGGGTCGACCCCCTGCTCCTCCGGCACGTCCTCTGGGTCGATCTCCGGCTCCGGCACGACGAACGCGCCGGGGGAAAACGTCACCTTGAGGTCACCCGCCTCGAAGCCCTGGACCTTCTGCTCCCTGCACCACGAAATGAAGTCTTTGACCGTGCTCAGGTCTGTAAATAGCTTCTCTACACTCATCCGAATAACGCCTCCACCTCGTCGGGCTCCTCGAGGTCGGCCTCGTCGGCCTCTATCAGCTCTTGCTCGAGCTTGTCGTAGTATTCGTCGGTCCCGGCTTTCGGCTGCTCCTCCACCGGCTCATGTCGATAGTGCCTCGCCTCGCGCCATGCGTAAAGGCCGGCGTCCGCGCAATCGTTCGGGAACCTGTCGTCCTCGTGCCCAGAGTCGTCCTTCTGCAGGGCCTCCCACTCGGTGATCAGTGTACCGCATCGAGTGGGGTCCACGTGGATCAAACCCTTTCGGAAATCGGCGTTCATCGCCTCCTGAAACGCCAATTTGTCTTTCTTCTCGGCGGCGATGAGGGCGAGGTGGTGCCGGCGCCGCATCTCCTCGACGATCATCTTCCCGAGGGCCCCGGTGTCGACCACCGTCTTGAGCGGCCCGTACTCGTCCTGGAGCTGGCGGATCCTCTTGGCGACGTCGGTGATGTCCATGCCGCTCTTCTTCTCGGACCGCACGAACTGGCACCACGGGACGTCCGGCGAGAACGCGACGACGACGAAGGCCGTTGCATCGTCGTGCCCCAGGTCGACGCCGAGGATGTAGAACCACTCGTACCCCTCGCGCGACGCGGTGGTCCACCGGTACCGGTTCTTCTCCGGGTCCCACTTGTAGACCATCGACCCGTGGTCCCGAACCCACAGCGCCAGCCACTCGCGGTTGAGGATCGGGTCGTCGTCGTCCCAGTTCTTCTCTATCTTCTTGGCCTTCAACCAGTTCTTCGCGCGCTGGCGCCAGTTGCGCTTTCGTCGCCACTTCGGGAACAACGGGTTGTCCAACACGGTCCAGTGGTGCTTCGACCACCCGGAATCCACGTTCATCGTAGCGTCGTAGAACATCCCGGCGCACGCGCGTGATGGCGTGCCGATCATCATCACGGTGCCGCTGTAGTCCTCGAGCGTCGGCTCCAGCACCTCTTCGACGAGCTGCTCGAGGTAGGCCTTAAACGATGCGGTCTCGTCGAGCACCACGAGCAGGAAGGCGATCCCCCGGAACTTCTCGATCTGATCGAGCTTGTCGGCGCCCGCCACCCAGATCTCGGAGCCGTTCGGGAAGTGGGCCACCAGGTCGGAGAGCTTGAACGTGATCCCCAGCTTGTAGTGTCGGTTGAGGCGCTTGAGTTCTGGCCAGATCAACCGCTGTGCCTGTTTGCTCGTGATGGTGAGGTAGCCGCAGAGGGCTCCGGGTCGGTTCAGACACTCGCGCACCAGGTACGCGGCGGCCGTCGTGGTCTTCCCGGCTCGGCGACCGCAGCGGGCGGCCTTCCTGCGTGACGGGTCGCGGATGAGCTTGAGCTGGTGGTTGAACAGGTGCTCGAGGACCCGCTCACCCTCACCCGTGTACGCACCCACGGTGGTCTCGAGGTACCTCTCACTGTGGCGGTACCGAGCCTCGTCGCTCACCTGCCTGCTGCGGCGGTGGAGCTTCCGTAGGGCCTGGCGGATGAGGGTAGCGGGTACGGGCATGCGTCACCCACAGCATACACCGCCGGGCTGCGTTACTTCAGTCGCCGGACCTTCTTGATGCAACACTTCGGGAGAGCGAGCGTGTGGTCGTAGTGCTCCGGGCCAATGCTCTGGGTGATCACGAGACTCCCATCTTCGTCCTTGCGCGTGACGAGACCCACAGACCGAACCACCAGCCCGATTGGTCTCGATCGCTCGGTCACCTGTTCGGGTTCGTGCCACGACCCACCGATGGAGTGCGGGTCAATCCACGTGACTTCTACGGGGTACGGCTTAAACGGCTTGCTCATATTCTATCGACCTCGAAGAAGGTCCCCGGGCTCTGGGACCCCTCGGCCCCGAGCCCGGGTGGTTTCTGGGTCAGTACTTCATCCCGGGGCGTAGTTCCTTCCGGCCGCTCGCCCGGGGCGCTGTGTTCTCCGATGTCGCGGTCGAGTGCATCGGGTTCTTGCCCCCGCCCCCGTAGCCGCCGCTCTTCTTGCCGCCCTTCTTCCCGCCGCCCTTTTTTCCGTAGCTCGCCATCGTGTTCCTCCATGAATGAATTGGCCAATAGTCTCATGAGTACCACACGGGGCGCAGATGGTCGATCAAGACGGGGAGAACCCCTCCGGCAGTTCAGCGCACTGCCACCCGGCCGCCTTGAGGTGCCCACCGCCGCCACGACCCTTCGCCACGGCGCCGACGTTGACTCCCGGCTTGTCCGTGTAGAGGCTGATGGTCCAGTGCTCGCCGCCGGCATTGTAGAACGCGCACACGGCGTCGTACTTCTCGGGGTCCCACACCGACTCGAAGATCTGGGAATTGCCGCGCGCTACGTTCATGCAGATGCAGCGGAGCCCGTCGATCTCTGCGTCGAAGGAGAAGGCGCAGATCTCGGCGTTGTGGCTGGCGACGTAAGCGAGGATGGTTCGCCCCTGCTCAATGATGCTGTTCGCTCGCCAGTTGCCGTTTCCCGCCTCCCATAACCAGCCCCAGCCCTCGGCGTCTGGCGCCCACGCGTGTTGACGCATACCCCACTGAAACGGCATCACGGTCTCGTGCGCGCCGAGATCCCAGACGTCGTAACGGCCGAGGAGCCACACGGCGAGCGGTAGTTCTTCGTCTGGGAACAACGCGCCCCATGTGAGTTCACAGCCGGCCTTCTCGTCATCCAAGACATCGAGTTCCGGGAAGGGGCGTTCACCCTCCATGATTTTGTCGTACTCTTCGATCGCCGTCTTGTGGTGGTCGATCCACGTCACTTCGCAGATGTCGAACAGCTCGATCATCCGCTCGAACGGTTGGAGCGCGCAGTCGACCATGAACACGCGGTTGCCGCGGAACTGCTCGAGGTCGATGGGGTCGCCGTACTGGTAGGGGACCAGGATGGCCTCCGGGAACCGGCGGAGCACGATTGCCGCGGAGCATTTCCCGTCGAGGTCAACGCGGTGGTAGATGCAGAAGGTTTTCATTGGCTATCCTCGATGTGCCCGAGTTCCTCGAGCAACTGCTTCGCGTCGTCGTACCATGCGCCTACGGTGTCACCATCGCGTTCGCCGGGGGTGCGGGTGCGGAGACTCATTGCCCGGATCAACATGTTGGCGAGTTTCACGGCCTCTAGTTTGTCTCTGGCCTCCCCCTCGTACACCAGAGCCGAGATCTGCCTCTCGCTGACCTCCAACCGGCCCACCCGCTCCTCGATCCGCCCAAGGTTGATACCGAGGCGGATGTGGTTCCCATCACAGAGCCCACACACCTGAGCCGCATCGATGTTGTACCCACCATCTAGGCGTGGCGTCACCTCGAACGTTTCCCCCCCACACCGGGTGCAGTGGTGACGGTTGCTGCACGATACATCCAGCTTGGCGTCGGAGAGTTCGGCTTTGCTGAAGTGGATGAAGCTCACGACAGCACCTCGGAGACCGGTTCGTAGATCTTCTGGAAGTAGTCTGCATTCTCCGGGTAGTAGGTATCCCCGATGGCCGCCTTTATCACCCAATCGCCCGGGCAGACTGTGTGGTAGCCGCCGACAGAAAACTCAAGCTGCCCGGCTCTTGTCACTCCGTGGTCGTGGAACTTCTCTCCGCACTCGGGGCACGGGGAATCGCCATCAACATCGGGTCGGCGGAACCGGCGTACGACCTTACCCTCACTGAGGAACGATTCACCGTCGGCGCCCGTCAGGGTCTCGCATGCGTCCTCTGGGTGGTCGCCGTTCTTGTACCACTGGTGGGCTTCGTAGATGTGGATCTTCCTGAATCTGGACATGCTTTCTCCTGTGCTGGTTCCGTCCATCGCAAGTACCGGCCTCTTGTCGCGGTAGATGAGCGGCGCGTTATCTGGAACGATGTTTGCCCTCGCCGTCATGATGGGGGTGGTGAGCCCATCGCTTTGTTCACGGCCTCTGCCGTCAATTTGGTCAGATACTCCCTCGCCTCATCACCGACCATCCCCGCCGGCAGTGCGATGTCGAGCCTGAGCACCCACTCGTCGCTATCGTCGGAGCGGGTCCAAAGGTCGTCGTCTCTACGTGCGTGGAACAGGTATTTCTTTCCCCACATCCTCATGGTCGCCCCTTCTTTTCATCCGTCGTGTAGGAAGTTCGGTAGCCGTGCTCCTCGAATCTCTTCAGCGTCCAAATATCGTTGGCGACGCTCTCCATGTAGTTTCGCAACTCCAAGACGTGGATTGCGGCGGCTTCGTATTGGGTTGACCGCGTGCTGTCTCGGATAAGCGGTAAAAGCTCGTCGATGCGGTTCAGCTTGCTCTCAAGCGCTTCCTCTGTCGGCCTGAGGCTCATCTCTACCCCCTCGGCAGGTGCCGGCCGTCCTGCATCTGCCGAACGTGCTCGATGGTCCGCGGGTCGTTCACCACGTCGATGATGCTCGTGGGCTTCCCGGTGCCCGTGCGCTCCGCTCTGAGCTTCGCCTTTACCGAGTCCCACACCTCGATGGGGATTGACCCTAGGTCGATGACGAGGTGCATCCCTCGGAGGAACTCGGGGCGGTCCACGTCAGCCGGCGGGTTCCCTGCGCGCAGCCTGTAGTTGTTCGCGTTGTCCTCCTCGAACCACAGGTGCCTGACGGGCGGCTTCTTGTTCCCGTCGCGCACCGCCGTGATGAGGCAGGCGTAGGTCACGCGGATGCGGGCCTGCTCGAGGTTCTTCCGGGTGATGGGTTCAATCCGCCGGTTTTTGATGCGCTCGAGGCGGTTGGCCTCCTGCATGATGCGGGCGAGGCTAGACATTGGCGAGTTCCCAGTCTCTCGCCTGTCTCCACGCTGGGTACGCCGAGGCCGCAATTGACGGTCCCTCGGTCGGCGTTTGTTTGACACCACTGGGGTCCTCGCCAATCTCCACGCGCGTGCATTCGGACCTCTTGGTTATCCGAGACACATTGGCGGTCGGCTTCCGGTCTTCCTTCACCGGGTGGCGCTTGCACCTCCCGGTCTTCACGATCGCATGGCATCTGGCCATGGTGCATTGGACAAACTCAGCTAGTGGCATCTGCCAACTCCGATTCCAAGAACCCTGGATAGCACCGAGGGGTACGGGGCCGCACTACCGCGGCCATTTTGTCTACGTCGAGGTAGTTGTCGTACATGTCAGAGATGAGTTGCGCCGACCACTTCGGTTGAGAGAGCAGTGTCTCAAAGTTGAGGCGCACAGTCTCGTGGCCGCTGTACTTGGCAACGGTCCGCAGGCCGGTCCGTAGATCCTGTGGGATGAGTTGCCTGATGATGCTTGGACGGCTCAGCATTTCGCTAGCGCCAGCAGCTCGTTGGAATTTTGCACGGCTCATGGCCTGCTGGGTGATGTCTCGGTCGAGCCATAGGACCCGATAGCCAAAGCACGTCGGTGGTTGTTCGCCATCTGCGTCCATCACCCCAGGGCCCAACCACTTCACAGCATCCAGCATGTCGAGATCGGCGAACGCCGTCTTGCTCTCGAACGTCGGGTAGCGCCCAGGCACACGGAGCCCCGCAGCTGCCAGCATCTGCATCACCAGCGAGGTCCCACAGCGACCGAGGCCCGCTATGAGCAGCTTGCTAGGCATCCTGCTTCATGGCGTTGATCGCACGGGCCATCCGCTCAGGGTCCAGCCTGTTCAGGTGGACGGTGGCCGTGCTCACGATCTCGGCGAGTTGGGTGGGTGGGATTTGAACGTAGGAGTTGAGGCGGAGAGTCGAGCGAGCTGCGCGCAGGGCGTCGAGCACCTCGTCCCTCGTGAACTCGTGGGCCCACGGTGGACCATCCGGTTTGCACAGGCGATCAGCGGCCTGCGCGACCGTGATGTGGGTGACGTGCGACATCAGTCGCCGGAGTCAGACGCTCCGTCGGGGCCGCTGTTCAAGGAGCCCTCGGTTGTGGTCTCCTTTTCGGCCCCGGGCAGGGTCGTGTCCACGTCATCGCCGTACACGTGGCGCAAGCGCTTGACGGCGGCGACCCTCACCGACGGGCGGGTCTCGTAGTGGATTACCGCGCGCAGCCAGTTCTTGGCGTCCTCGGCCCCATCTCCGTCCTTGGGGAACATCGAGCGGTTGATCTTGGTGATGGCGTCTCTGGCCGCTAGATCGCAGGTCGGAGCCTCCTGGGGCACGACGCCACCGTGACCCGCGGCACCGGCCGTGGGTTTGG